ACTACCTATTATGCAAGACACACCTGCAACACCAACATCATTAAATTTACCAAGTATTGATGCAAATATAGTTAATAATCCTGGAGCTGCAGGGTCATTTTCTAACTTGACAACTGCAGATAAACTGCGAATATTGTTTCCACAAGGATAATTATGGCTAAGAAATCGGCATTACAAAAAATAGAAGATCATGAGAAGCTTTGCAGAATTATGCAGAAGCAAACGTTCGAACAAATAAAAGAAATGAAAGAACGTATTAGAAGAATTGAATACATGATCGTTGGTGGAATGGGTTCACTCATTCTAGCTCTATTAATGAACTACATGAAATAATGAATTTATCTCGTAACTTTACACTTCAAGAACTAATTAAATCAGATACTGCTGTCAGATTGGACATCAACAACAATCCAAACTCAGGTCAGATAGAAAAACTAAAAGCACTTTGTGAAAATATTTTACAGCCCGTACGTGACCACTTTGGCAGGGTCAAGGTAACGAGCGGTTTTCGTAGCGAACAACTTTGTATTAAGATAGGTAGCTCTGTAAATTCACAGCATGCCAAGGCCGAGGCCGCAGACTTCGAAGTGATGGGCACAGATAATGCTGAGCTAGCTGACTGGATCAACAAGAACCTAGACTACGATCAATTGATCCTCGAGTTCTACACTCCTGGCGAACCCAATTCGGGCTGGATCCACTGTAGTTTCACTACTGACCAACCAAGAAAACAATTCTTACACGCATACAAATCAGAGGGTAAAACAAAATACAAACCTGTGATTGGAAAAGCTAAAGACTTAGTTTAACATCCAAAGCATACACATAACAAGACTAATCCATAGTCCCATTCTTACAACAACTCCTGGTCTTAAATCCATGCTTTCAATTCCTCTCCCATTATTTGTGTAGCGATATCTACTTTCTTACGTAGAGCTTTTACAATACGCGTATCTACAGTATTCTCACAGATAATGTCAATGTAAGTCATAGGTTTTGTTTGGCCTATACGGTCTATTCTAGCTTCTGACTGCTGTCTTTTCTCCAGGTCATAACCATTTGAATAGTATATCATGGTGCTAGCAGCTGTAAGTGTAATACCATAACCACCAGTCTGTGTTGTTCCTACAAAGAACCGGACTCCGGAATCAGGGTCCTGGAACTTCTTTATATTACTTTGTCTATCTTCTTGTGGTGTAAGACCATAGTAATCTACAAAAGTGCCTTCACCATATTCTTTATGTAAGGCCTGAATAATGTTGTGTACATCTCTTTGAAACTGGGCCCATATAACAACTTTACCTTCTACTTCATCTAACAGATCTAACAACTCACCTATTCTATTGTTTGGTAGTTCTTTTATTGTACCATCATCAGCTGTAAAGTGACCACAAGTTATCTGCTGTAGTCTCATCAGCTGAGTCAACACCGTAGCTGTGGTCATCATCTTACCATCAAGCTGAGCGTGAGCTAGCTTCTGCATTTGTAAGTATGCTTTAGTCTGATCTGGTGTAAGCAATACTTCTCTCTTCATAAATGTTTTCTTAGGTAGATCTAGACACTCATCTTTTAATACTCTGTAAGAGAAAGCTTTTAGTTTTTCAGACAACTCATCTAAATTTCTATATCCAACTACAATCTGTACAGACCGACCACTAAAATTTGCTGTTCTCATAACAGCGTATCTAGTTCTAAATGCATAGTACGAATTAAAACCAAGTAGTTCATCTTCTAGAAACTCACATTGTTTGTATAGATCTAGTGGTGATTTAGTTACCGGTGAACCTGTAAGTATTCTTCTGTATGTTGCAAGCTTACCAAGAGTTACAATATTTTTTGTACGTTTAGCCTCTGGATTTTTTATTGTAGTAGACTCATCGATAGCCATCAATGCTCTGTGTGAGTTTAAAAACTTTTCCGCAAACGCCACACCTTTTTTAGTAGATAAAGATTCTACATTCATAACTAATATGTGTAGGTCTTCTCCTGTTTCAAACAGTGAGTCTAATTTTTTCTGTTGCTTTACATTGATAAGTGATTGCCATAAAATATTTTTATGGTCTATATGTTTTACTAGGTGTGTAGGTATCTCACCTTCGTGCCAATTTTTTACTACACCTTTTGGTGCCACAATTAGGACACCATTGATTTTACCATTGTCGTAAAGCATAGATATATTATCTATCAATACCTTTGATTTACCTGTACCCATCTCCATAAAGTATGCAAAGTAGGGTCGCTCCCATGACATTTCTAAAGCTTTGAGCTGATGCTCGTATGGCTTTGTCTTAAATTTATAATTCATAATATTTTTCTTCTTTCTAGTTGACAAAATATATAACATCTTTATATTGTTTGTCAATGTCAGAAAGAATAGTTTATTTAGTACAAGATGTACCTGGTACACAAGCTGGAACACCTAAAATAAATATTGTAGGTGCTAGAGAATACGGTGAAATAAAATCGTTGTTACCAGAATTATCTCAAATAATTTTTTCACCTGGTCCATTAATTTTTAAATTAAGAAAACTTTTAAAAGATTTTAAACCAGATGATTATTTATTGTTAACAGGTGATCCTGCTATCATAGGTGTTGCATGTTCTATTGTATCTGATATTACAAATGGAAAATACAATTTACTCAAATGGGACAGACAAGAAAGAAAATACTATCCTATTAAAATTAATTTATATGAGAAAGGAAAAATAGATGAGTGATGTTAAAGTAAAAGTATTTACTGGAAGTGGATCTATAAACTTTGAAGAAGATCAAAGAGAAGATCTTAATTCAGTAAACGATGCAAAATCTTTATCTGATCAAGTTGTCAAACTAAAAAATTTAGAAGACGATTTGGTAGAAAAAGAAAAAGAATTAAAAGAACTGAAACGACATATCGAATTAGTTTCTGGTGAGGTTATACCTACCATGATGCAAGAGATGAATATCTCTACATTGAAACTAGCAGATGGTTCTTCAGTTGAAGTTAAACCAGTTTACGGTGCTTCTATTACAACAGCTAATAAAGAAGCAGCCTATACATGGCTTCGAGAAAACGGCCTAGGTGATCTTATTAAAAATGAGATTACAGTTTCCTTTGGTCGTAACGAAGATAACAAGGCACAGCAATACGCTGTCCTTGCAAAGGGTCAAGGGTTTGAACCTGTCCAGAAACTTAAGGTTGAACCAATGACTCTGAAAGCATTGGTCAGAGAGCGTCTTGAGTCTGGACAAGAGATGCCCTCTGATCTATTTAATGTGTTCGCAGGAAACAGAACCAAAGTAACGAGGAGTAAATAAACATGAACCAAGTAACAGAGAAAAAGTCTGCACCACTTCCAGCAAATATGTTTGAAGACGATGCAGCAAAAGGTTTAGGTGCAATAGGTCAAGAAGATCTTGCCTTACCTTTTCTAAAAATCCTTGGACAACTTTCACCAGAAGTTAACAAACGTGATGGTAAGTATGTCGAAGGTGCAGAGCCAGGAATGATTTACAATTCTGTCTCTGGAGAACTCTTTGACGGAGTGAAAGGTATTGATGTAATTCCATGCTTCTATAAGTTGGAGTACATCGAATGGAAAGATAGAGGAGAAGGTCTAGGTGCACCAGTTGCAATCTATGATTCATCATCTGATATTATGTCCAAGACAACACCAGATGCAAACTACAAAGATAGATTACCAAACGGTAATTATATTGAGAAGACTGCATCTCACTTTGTTATAGTAGCGGGGGATAGTCCATCAACAGCATTGATCTCTATGAAATCTACTCAATTAAAAATTAGTAGAAAGTGGAACTCAATGATGTCTGGTATTAAGATGAAGGGTGCAAACGGAATGTTTACACCGGCATCTTTCAGCCACATTTACAAACTAAAAACTACTCAAATGTCAAACGATAAAGGCACTTGGTTTGGTTGGGAAGTTAGTAAAGTTGGCCCAGTAACTGACAAAGGTCTTTACGATCAAGCCAAAGGTTTCAGCGATAGCATTTCTAAAGGGAGTGTGAAGGCTAAACATGGTGAAGAGAAACCAAAGGACCAAGCTAGCATTATATAATTCCTTCGGGATATGTGCACAGTGTGGGCCGAAAGCGAGAGTAGACGGCCCACATAACAGTTATTATGGAAAGATACATAGAATATTTTAACGGATACAGGAATGCCTACGGTGTGGCTGACTTTAATCACCAGGATTCCAAGATAGATTCTGAGACAGGAAAAAAGAAACCTGTCTACAGATGGAACTTCGAAGAACTTACCAAAGATATTTATCAACAACACTTAGATGGTAAACTATCTATTGGTATACAACCATGTACAGAAGAATCAGAAGTTAGGTTTGGTGTCATAGACATAGATCCAAAAGACTATGCTGACTTCAACAAAAAAGATTACATAGACATCATACAACAATACGAATTACCTTTACTACCAGTCGAATCTAAGAGTGGTGGACTACATTTATTTTTATTTATGGATACATTTACAGATTCTAAAAATGTAAAATCTTTTCTTACAAATTTATTATCTTTGTTTGGACTTAAACAAGATACAGAAATATTTCCAAAACAAACACAGCTAACAAAAGATAGTGAGACAGGTCAATTACGACCAGGACAATTTATTT